GCGGCGCTGGTCTAAAACTGCAAAACGCCTTGTAAACGAGAAGGGAGAGCTAGAGATATGGGATCTCGACAAATGTGCCTAAAAGGTTTTGAACGGACGGATTTGACTTTGGTACAATTAATTTCCGAAAATAATACGCAAAGTCATGATCCTGTCAACCGTCCGACGCATTATACATCGCATCCTAGCGGGGTAGAATGTATTCAAATTGTCGAAGAATTCAATTTTTGTGTCGGAAATGCGATCAAGTATTTATGGCGCGCCGGGTTAAAAGGTGACGCTTTAGAGGACTTAGAAAAGGCACGGTGGTATGTCGATCGAGAAATTGCTAAACTGAGAAATCAACAACATGGCAACAATCGACAAGATCCATCCTCAGGTTGACGCGGTCCTCCGGGCCGTGGCCCTGTCGTACTTTGGTTATATTTCTCGTGACGATCTGTTAAGCAAATCTCGTGTCCCGCCACTTACAGAAGCGCGCGCCCTCGCAGTGTATGTGCTGAGAGAATGTACGAGCCTTACTCTTAACGTAATCGGCCGCAGCTTAGGCGGCCGAAAACATTGCACCATTTTGCAGCTCTATAAAACGGCTAAGTTTTGTAGTCGTTCAGACAGAGAATTTCGTAAACGGCTAGAGACGCTTGTCAATGAATTTCGCGTAAGAAACGAGGAAACTTCTCGCGTGTTTCGCGAATTTGCCGCAGCCTGTTAGGACCCTAAAAAGGGGGTAGAGATGGGAACCGATCGACAGTGTCCAGAATGCAAAGTGATTCTTAACGCCGTCGCAGAAGAAAATGCAGACGGAACGTTAAACGATCGGGCCGCGGATTTAAAACCGGAAGAAATTACGGTTTGTGCGTTTTGTGCTGCTGCGTTGCGAGTCTGTTCAGACCTCTCTTTGAAACGGTTATCTATGGGAGAATTTGCAACACTTGACGCCGTTACTCAAATGCGAATTTGCAGCTTACAACAACATATAATTCAGATGCAAATACAACGCGGTCTCAATTGACGTGTTTTGGCTGTCTGTTGATTCCGGGGTAAAAGTTTGCGCGGTCGCAGCGTGGTGTGACTCAACATTGATTTGGATCGGGACGTCCAATCAAATGAACGAAGTCGAGACGCTGGGCTTGATTAAATTTGTAGTTGTGGAAATACCAAATGCAAATGAAAAACGCGCGCGTGAAATCGATCCTCAGGACCTTGTTTCGCTTGCGTTCGCAGCGGGACGGTTCGCAGGACGGTTTGAACCGCGTGCGCAGGTAAAGGGGATTTTGCCAGCGCGCTGGAAGGGGCAAATTAAGAAACCTATTTCGCATTATCGTGTCTGGCGTGAGCTTCGAATGGAAGAGCGTTCGCTTTTTTCTTCAGACACGGAAGAACGAATTATTCGCGGCTTAAATGGCGGACCTTATAAGTGGTTTGGGCATAACACTTTAGACGCGACAGGAATTGGTTTACATCATTCTGGGCGGCTTTTGAAATAAATGTTTGCTTCCTGTTCATTTCTCGGTTAGGTTTATTAAGTGAAAAACGTCAGTAAACTGAACCGCGCGGTCTGGCAAATTCAATCGACGGAAGCTGTCATTCTTGAGATGCGGCAAATCCAAATGCGTCTTGCGTCTGTGCGTAGGCGGTTAACGCAGGTAAGAAAACGAGAAGTCTAAGGAAATTCAAATGAAAACCGAATTCGTAAATGCAAATACGTTAACGTCTGCAAAGCGATTGGCTCCGTGGGCAGCTCGTATCGCAAAAGTTGAAGGTGGCTACCTAGCGTTCGAAAGTATTGAAGACTACCAAACGTGGACTAAGCAAAAATGAGAAAACGAAGGCGAACAAAAGAACAGGTCGTTGTAGATTTCATAAAAGCAAATCCAGGGTGCTCGTACGAGCAACTCACCGTTGATAAATATGGCAACGAAACTCATTCCCGTCCCCATTGACGAACGCGAGAAGTTAGCCGCCGACACAGCCGACGCTCCCGGCTTACTCGAGATGCTTCAAAACTTTCCGGTTGCGAATGACGGCGCCCTGCGTGTTGCAAATGAGCTTCTTAGGGAGATCCTTGTACGTAAGGACTCGTTAGAAGAGCGGCTCGAACGCGCAACAGGTCCGCTTAAAGAAGCACTGAAAGAAATTCGCAGCTGGTTTGCCGAACCGCTCGATCAAATCAAAATCTGTGAGCGCATCTTACGCGACAAAGTAGGCGCTTATCTTTCAGCTCAGAAACAAGCCCGGGAGGAGCTGCATTTGCTCGCACAGCAAGCTCAGACCTCAGGTGACATCCGGACTACGGTCATGGCTTTAAACGCAGCCGGCGCGCCGATTAACGTCCCGCAGGGCACATCTCATCGGGAGGTCTGGGACTATGAGATCGTTTGCGAGTCTGTAATTCCTCGCACGTACCTCCAACCGAACCTTAAGCGGCTTCGAGACTACGTCCAGTCTTATAAACCCGGGGAAACACCGAATCCTATTGACGGAATCCGATTCAAACTCAAGCCCATTGTTTCTGTACGGCGAAATTAAGCCGGGATAAAAAGCAAATCCGAAGAAGTCGTTTCGAGATCGGGCGTTGTATAGATTTGACCGCCTCCGAACGCGACTAATTTTCCGCCCACACGCTTAAGAGTGTTTGGCATTGCGCTGCTGAAATCCCCGGAAGTTACAGATAAAACTCGTCCGAAATCGGAAAAATACCAATTGAAACCCGCATCTAAAGAATAGTAAACACCCATACGAGTAAAATTTCCAAGCATTTCAGGATTAGCTAAGACTGCAATTGCGGGTCCAAGACTCGCAACATGACGACCAAATGCACGAATGCCGCGTCCGTCTCCTAAAGAAGGAAATCCCGGAGTTGCAGGTGAGCCCACAAATTTTTCCCAAGCGATCCCGTCTGCTGACGCGCAAAACCCGTTAGCTCCGAGCACAAAAAATATCCCGTGAACTGCGTTATATGTCACACCAAAACAAGGTTTTTCAACGTGAACATGTTGAGTCAGTTCCCCGCCTGCGAGCGCAATCGTCCACGTAGAACCTTTGTCAGACGAAACAAGGATGCGATCGGTATTAGCCATAACAGCAATAACAGTTTCGCCGTTAGGAGAACTTGCAAAACTGATGATACGGTGTTCTGAATCCTGAGCTAACGTCGTATCTGCACACACTGTCCATGTTGTGCCGTCTTCCGAATATGCGATTTGATTTGCCCCAGCGCCAAATCCACCTACCAAGATACGATAAGTGCCATTTGGATCAAGAACGGTTACCGTGTTTAAAAACTCTGTAAGTCCTGTATTGACCTCTAAAAATGTAAAATTCGATCCGTCCGTATATTTTAAACGGCCGTTATCCTCCCATCCAGCTACAAAAATCCGATTGGGTAACGAAGCCATATCTAGTGGATACGAATCAGGATCAGTAACATCTTCAATCCCGCTTGAAACGCGTGTCCATTGATACCCTGAAACTCCTATTGCAAAACCGTCAAACATTGCCGCGAAAATAACAGGTTTTTGAGCTAGGACGTAAGCTCCGGAAGCAACTGCGATTTTAGTGTAGAGCTCTGTAAAACCTTTTCCGAAAATCTCAGTTTCTGTAAAAACGCCGCCAGGGATGGAGTTTAAAATTCCTGCGTCTTCGTTTAGAATGTGTCCGGTCCAATTCTTAAAAATTTGATGTAAAAAAGTAGTAGACGCTTGATCAAAATTATTAAAAATATAATTAAGCCAAGGCGCAGGAACCTGCTGATTAGGATCGAATCCGTCTCTACGTTGCGCGAGTCCCGGATCTTGTTTGCGAGGTTCGTTACTCCAATCTAACGAACCTGCGTCGTACGATCCTTCAATAGCCCATTCAAGCGGTTCAGGAAACGGCATAGCGTTGCTTCTTTCTAGCCCGTTCGCACATGCGACAGGTATCCACCAAATTCTGTTGTCAGTTGCTGAAAGCTTAATCCTAAATGGGGATCAGACACATCGCCTACGTTACACAAACGAAACGGATAAAACGCTTCCGGAGTAATGCTAGTAGTACGCGTAGGGAAAATAAGAGAATAAGCAACGCCCGCGCTTTTTGCTTCTCGTACTAAATTTTCGAGCGTTCGGAACCATTCAACATCAGTACTGACATGCGAATACTCAAATTCGATTATGAATGCTGCGGGCCCTATGCTATGTTCTCTGTAATGAAATTCGATATCTGTAACAAGACTTAGAATTTCAATAATATCTTTAACACGTCCAAAGCTCCGATTGACTTTGACGCGAACGCCTAACCAAAGACGATAGAGTTCATCTTCGCGACCTTTGCGTTCTTCTTGTAAACGTCTGCCGATTTTATCAAGTTGGACACCAACTGCATTTTCTAAAAAGCGTCCAAAGTAAACGCTGTCGATCGCGTTTTCAAGCTCCTGAATTTCTTCTAAGAATCCTTTTAGAAAAAGCAGGCGAAACTTCGGTTTGTTTTTAAACTGTTCGATAGGACGCGAAAGACCACGTTCAACGTGTTGCGAATCCTTTTCAAACATTTTATACATCCTCGTAAACGAAGGTAGTGACAAACATATCCAAATTGCTCAGGTGTGCCCGCTGTCTCGCAGAAATAGGAATATTACGCGTATCATACGTGCCCCCGACAATACACGCACGGCAATTGAGAACGTCTTTCACACCTTGAACTTGGAATGCTGCGGCTTCAAGCCATTTGTAGATGACATCTTCCCCAACACTAAATCTAAGATTTGTTGCATTTGAAACGCTAATTTTGAAAGCTGCGGTTCCAGAAAAAGTAGAGTCGACAGCGAGCACATATTCAACTTGAATTTGTTGAGCGACAGGACGGGAGAATCGAACGGAATGCGAGTCGCCTCGTTTGTCGATCGCGATCCCTACTTGATTACCATACGAATAAATACCGGCGCTTTTCGAGTCCCAAATTGTTTGTGCGATTAAGTTGTTGTTTACGATACTGCCGTCAAAAATCATTGCTTCAAACGATTTAGCGGGAATGCCATTAGCGTCACGTACGTTGCGAGTATTCTCAACAACGATTGCATCTAAAATTGGAAAACCTTCCAATTGATTGTTAAGCGCTAGAATGTCCGCTCGAATAGCGTCAACGGTACTGCCCCCTCGGATTGAAGCCTCTGCTTTAAGTGCTTTACGAAACGACTCAGGTGATTGAATGTCCTGTCCGAGTGTCGCCTCTATAGGATTTATTGTTGACGTCCAACCCATAACTGGGTTGGCAATAATTGTAAGCGTTCCTGCAGGCGCGCGCGTTGGGCCTGTTGTCTCTGCAAAGCATTCAACGCCGGTCGTAGTCCCGGTCGCAGCCAAGAAATCGTTTTCTAGTAGGAACCGGATGTTTTCTTGACCGCTCCGCGAAACCGCAGAGCCTGCAGGAATAAACGTTCCAACATCAGCCACGATGGTTTGCAGTACTCTCGAACGCGAAGCCTCGCCCCATTGTAAGCCCAGCAACGCACCTTGATTGCGAAGTCCCGGGCCTTGTGCTCCGTCCGGATCATCTTGCGCATTTAGCTCTTCTAATTGTTCCCAAAGCTCGGTTAAAGCCGAACCTACGATCCCGTTCATGTTACCGTATAAATCCGTGATGTCGGATTCGAGCTGAGGATCGATTAAGCCTGCAGACTTTGCACGAAGATCGCTTAAAATATCCGTGAGTGTTTTTCGAACGAAACCTGTGGGCAATAAACCGAACGGCATTTAAGTGTCTCCCCAACTGACGTGATCGCCTTGGTTTTTAAATGTCTCTCCGTTAACCAGCATCACTTCGAAATCGACTGAACATTTTCGCGTGCGTTTATCAAGCTTGACGTCTAGGCGAACAATTTCCGCAACGCCCGTAGTGCCGCGAATAACTCTGCCAAAGACGCTCTTAATAAATTCAACGTCGGGATTTTTGACGCCCAATATATAACGAAACATAGGCGTCCCTTTTTTTACATCTAAGAACCATTCTCCGAGCAAGAATTTGAGCCGACACGAAAGCGTCTGCGCTACGTATTCGCGGAGTGTTTCCGTGAGATGTAAACGGCCGCCGGTCGTATCCGCGTCCCCGTCCGCATCTAGTCTGATTACGCGCGGGAAGGTCACGGTTCCACCTTAAATTTAGAAGTGCCTACCCCGCCGGCCGTTGGCCACAAACTTACTGGTGCTCCGGGCGGTCCCGCGAGTAAAGCTTTCAACGCGGTCCCGTAGCCTACCCCGTCCGCGGCTCCTGTTAATGCAGTCTTAAGCGCTTCAAATTGCGCCATGACCTTGGACGCGATTGCGATATCCTCAGCAGCACCCCCAACGCCTCGCACTTCAATAACGTCGCTTTCAAAGACAAGCTTAGGCCCGTTCGTGAGCCCTATGTGAGCTTCTCCGAGTCCCGTTGTTACCATCGGCTTCATTGCAGGATAAAGCCCCGGGATAGCAACGGCATACAGCCCATGCATGCGCGCGTCTAAAGGTACGGACTCAAGTCCCGTTGTGTACCATTCGGTTAAAGGACGTTCCGAAAAAATGAGAAGAACGCCGCTTCCCTTTTTCAATTTAAAATAGAATTGAAAATCCTCAGAGCGGGGATACGAGACAGGGATATTGGGAAGGATGGGAAGTGCTTCCGGAAACAATTCACCGTCCCCTGTAGGCACCAAGGATTTGATTAAAGGTTTGACGTCACAGACCTGTTTATCTGCGTCAAATGTTTGTACCTCTCCGGGTAACGCTACATGAACGTCTGCGAGCCGCGAATCTAACGCACGTCGGATCAAATCTACAAAGCTAGGAGCGATTGTCATGTCTTGCGCTTTCGCTTTTCTTCCACAATTTCAGGACTTGTTCCAACTTGCACAGCTTCAAAATCACAATACCAAGCCGTATCATGCGTGTCGCCTGTATATTTGACCTTAGCGAGCTGGAATAACCCTTGAACGAACCGTGCCTTCAATTGGATTTGCAGACCCGGGATTAGCCCCGGAAGAATGAAGCAACGTCCTGAAACAATCCCCTTATTTGAAATTGACGGGCTTCCGACAAGGCCGTTACGAGAGGTCAACACCGTTGCGGTTGCAGCTTGCAACGGTTTAATGTCAGTGAAAAACAGCGTTGAATCTTGGATCGACCATTCAAGTCCCGCCGATCGACATAGATTCGAAAGTTCTCTGGCAACCGAGCCAGAAAGTACGGTTCCCTGCAGATACATACTTGCGCTCTTATCCTTAACCAACTTCTCAAGCGCGCGCTGTGCGTTACCGGGCTTTAAATTCAGGGCCTTAACAAGTGCTTGAAAGACGGAGCTCGCTTGCGTCCCGGGACCGAAGCTCGCATGAATACGAGCTTTCTGATAGGCCTCTACCCCGTCTCCGCTGCTAAGCGTCGTAATGATATCTTGCGCGTCAAACGTATGCATCACGTGAATGAGATTACCGTAAAAAATTTGGATTGGCCGCGTCTCTAAATAACCTGCAGAAAGCCTTACGAGCGTGCCTACATTTGCGGTCTTGTTTTTTAATTGTTCTTCGAAGCCTTTGGAAAGCTCGTTCCGTTCCGTCTCATTCAAGTTATAGATCTTGATCTCAGCAGTATTTGGATCTGGCTTAATACTTTTTTCAACTTCGAAATACGTGCGCTGCTTTGTAAATCGGCGCTTGCCAATTTCGAGTTCATAAGTGCGGCCAAAAAGATTAGGCACCTGAGAGAAGCTCTCTAATTGTTGCCACGTCCCAATAGGTGAGATAGACACGTGTGTTCAAATCTAAAAAGTGTGGAGCGTCAATTTTGCGGGTTGGATCTACGCAAACGATTTGTCCCGGGGGTACGCGCGGATCCCATTGGTGTTTGCGTAATAACAAGACATTACAAACGATCTTGATCGAGCTTATAATTTCTTCGCCGTCTAAATCGCGAAGGCTCATAAACCAGGCGTTAGCGCGATCATTCCAAGCAAAATAAAGACGATAATCAGAACCATCAAGCGAGACGCGGTTTTCAAAAAATGGCGCGTTTTCTAGCACCGGAAGGATGTCGCCTACAAAACCGCTTTCAGAAATTGCCATGGTCTTTTAGGGCAAAGGGGTAAAAATATTTTTAATCGCGGACCCTATCCCTTTACCCGAAGTTCCTGCACCATTTGCGAGAGCCTGTGCAAGTGTTCGAGTATCGGGTTTTTCCGTTACTTCTTCTTCCGTTTTCTTTTTAGTGTTACTGCCTCCGGTTTTTGTTCCAAGCGTCCCACGGGGTTCTACGGGTAACGTGTCCGCTTCTTTACTCTCAACAAATGACACGTGCTTAAGCGATAACGAAATTGTAATACTGTCACTGGGAGGCGCGTTACTGCGTTGATAACTAATATGCTCTAAAGCCATGTTATCGTAGAGAGCAACAGATGTAGACACGTAGATAAGAATACCTTCTTCCTGCAATCGTGTAAGTACGTTAACCGCTTCTCCGATACGATTCGGTACCTCGTCAAAACCAAAAGCTGAGATCGTTTCCGGTAACGTTTTTGCAAGACCTAACAAGCTTTCAACGCCGCCTAAAACCGTGCGCGTTATTCCTCCGGGCGAAAATGGAAAACGCTTTTCAGGTTCAGGTTGATATTGCAAAATAATATCTGTAAACGCTCCTTTAGCAGACGGCGACAAATCCCCGCGTACAGGAGAATTAGAGAAAAGCAAACTGACTGTTAATGTCTTTTCTTCTAATCGATAGTGATCAGATATATTCCCACCTTCTTCGACTGGGTGCGACGTCACTGAAGCGCTTGAACTTGCCTCTTCCATGAGAAGCAAATCGGGTCGCAACAATTGCAAAGCGCCACTGCGATCAAACCACGTTAGATAAGACAACGTGTCCTTAGGTTTTTCTCCGATGTACTTTGTCATCGGCCGCTAGCCCCTCCCGCTCCGCTCATATTGCCAAAGCCTTGCGAGGATTGCGACTCAAGCGCTTTCAGAGCTTGTCGACGCTGTCGCTCCTGCTCTTCTGCTAACGCGCGTGCGGCCGCGTCTGCTGTATTTTTGGTGGAACCTGAAGGCAAATTCAGATTGATTTCTGTACTGCCGAAATTGACTTGTTGAGACACGCCACCACTTGCGCCTCCTGATCCTTGACCTGCGCCGCGAAACGCAGACGGCGGCAAAGCCACTTGCCGCGAACCATTTATATCGGACTCGAGTTGGTTCGGAAAAGCATTGTAGGGATCTTCGGACATCGTAGACTCAGGCGCTTTTACAAACGGCTTTGCAGCTTCGCGCTGTCCTTCTAACGCATTGTTTGCGGAAGGACCTTCGCGAACTTCTTTGATAATTTTCTTAAACCATTCCATGCGATGGAACGGCCAAAAAACGGCAGTCCATAAAGCGACTCCGAGCTCCGTTCCAAACGGTCCCCACGACTCTTTAATAAAACGAAAGACATCACCTGTGAAAATCCCTTTTAAGAGAATCCCCATGTCGTCTTTCCATTTGCCAGTATTTGTAAACAGATCGTTGAAAAACCCTTTCGCTTCGTTTCCAACGTCTTGCCAAAACTTTACAAATTTCTTAGACGCATCCTCTCCGAATAGACCGTCTAAAATCCCTCCGACAAGCGAATCCTTACCAGTAAAAAGCCCCCAAAAATCGTCTACCAAAAGATAAAGAAGTGCCCATGGTAACGCGACACGGAACACCATGAACATTAATCTACCGAGCAAGGGCAAAAGTTTCGTTAGGCCTGCGAGCAACCCGCCTACTCCCATTGCCATGAGAATCTTACCGGTCGTCTCCAGAAAGTGCGTTTCCTTATTCCACTCCAAAAACTTTCGACTCACTTTAGTTAATTTTTCATTGAGCCAAGTGAGTGCAGGGATAAGCCATTCAACAAGTTTGGTTTTTAAACTTGTTATAACCAAATCAAGTTTCTTTGAAGATTCTTCGTACTTTTTAGCAGCCTCGATTGCTTCTTTAGTAATTACGATTCCGAGTTCTCCAAACTCGGATGTCATCTTCTTAAGTCCTTCCGTACCTTCGTTTAAAAACGGAAGCATTGCTTTACCAGCTCTTCCAAAGATTTTGAAAGCGGCTTCCGAACGCAACGGACCTTCCGGTATTTTTTGGAAGTTCTCAAAGATCTCCGGTAAAATGTCTCCGAGTTGTTTTACTCCGCCATGCCCGTCTTTTGCGGACACTCCCATCTGTTGAAAAAGTTTACCAAGCTCGCCTTCCCCTCTCGCTGCGTCTGGTAACGTTCGGCCAAGTTGACCTAAACTTGTATAAAGCTCGTCAACGGAGACGTCGGCCATGTGCGCGGCATATTGCCAAACTTGCAATTGCTGTGCAGACATGCCCAAACGTTCGGACATATTAACGAGCTGGTTACGAGACTCGGCTACATGCTTCGCCCATTCAACTAACGTCTCGATCGTCTTTTTGCCAACAAATGTAAACGCCGCGCCTTCTAACGCATGCTTAAAATGGCCAAACTGCTCTTCTAGCCCGTGGACTTTTTTCTCGGCCTTGTTTGCCTCTGTGTGATCAAACTTAAAACCGAAATAGGCAAGAACTTCGCGTAGTGCCATTTGCTAGCCTCTCCGAGCGTTAAGCTGCATTTTGGCTTCCGCTTCCTCGTGTACTTCAATCAATTCCAAAGCCGCGCGGACGTCGCGTACAGACCAGTGCGTTAAGACCTCAGTATACGTGGCGTTAAAGCGTTGCGACATGACGATCCGCCAGACGGGCCAATTCACGCCTGCGCTATCGGGGATCTCGATTGTGACGGTTTCCCCTTTGACTCGGGGCTTGCGTCTTTTGACGATTCGAAAAGGGCTAAAAAATCGTCTCCAAAATTCACGCGCATGCAATGAAAAACCCATTTGTAAACGTCACGATAGCGACCCGCAAAATGCAAATTGAAATCGAAACCAGACAATTCAATTTCTTGTTGCGCGCTTTTTAACCACGCAGAAGCAGGACGGAAACCTTTTACAAATGCAAGAATGTGATCACTAAAATCGGGACGCGAAACGACAGAGATAAACATCTCTCCCATGAGGCCTATGGCAACGCGCGTATCCCTTGCAACGCCTTCCGGTTCCTTCTCGAGTAGCTCGGAAATCTGTTTTGCAAATTCAGATTTCTTTGTAATCTCGCCTTGCAACTGAGTTACAATAGAAGCCGCACGATTGAAAAGAGGGAGACCTTCTTCAACTGGGAGCTGTCGAATTTTATATGAAAATCCCCCGATCTCTACGATTTCTTCTTTCATAGTCCTTACCTATTTTCTCGCTACGTAATGCTACCGCCAATAAAGTGAGCGACGGAAGAACAATAAAACGGCCACTCAATTGCTTTGATCGTTTTATCAAAACCTGTGTCTGGGATCTTCTCTATCCACGCTTTCGCAGAAACAAAAAGCGTCGTCCCTTGCAAATCTTTAACAAGGATAGGGACTACGTCAGCGGCGCCGGACAATAACCCGCCTGTATTGATCAACGCAGAAAAGAGGTCGTTTGAGCGTGACGATTGTGCAAGCTTGATCGTCATTTTTGCATTTGAGTTAAGAATGCGCGCGCGGGTTGTGTCTCCGTCCGCGCCTACGTAAGCCTCATAAAGATTGGCTTCATAAGCGATTGCGAGCATTTCACCGTCTTGAAATCCGCTAATTGGGATCGTCGCAACAAGGAGAACGATTTGACTCGGGTCGTAAAAAAATGTTTGATTTGCCATTAGGATTTAGCTCCTTTATACGACTAGAGTTCCTGTTACTTCGGCTAGATGTATCGCACCAGTTAGCGAAGCTTTGAATTTAGCGACTCGAAATTTACGTGCGGCTTTGTCTGCAGGTGCAATCGTTGCAACTTTGGGGACGGTAACTTCCCATCCTGGCTTAGGATCGATACCACCTGCGTCTGCGCCAAGTTGTAAACGTTGACGTATAACGCCTTCGATTTGCACGCCGCCTACGTCTGTAAATCCGACTTTCGGATTTGTTGTAAACAACAACAAGAAATCTTCTTGCATACGGATGCGAAGCCAGTCGATAAAAATAACAACGTCGATCCATTCCCCGCCAACGACTCTACCGTCCAACAAATGATTTACGTTTGACGTCGTAATGTAAACGTTTCCGTTTTGCGCTCGTAAGAAATCAACTTGTGTAGGCGTAAGCGGATCAACCGAAATCCCCGCGAAATCTTTGCCCATTAATGTATACGAGCCGGGAGCCCAAACTGCGATACGCGCGGCCATTGCGGCGTCTGCCATATCTCCCGTGTCTGTCGTTCGGTTCGGAGCAAAATACGTGCGGCCTTGGGTTTGGTTTTTCAAAACCCACATTACATTTGTGTTGTCCGCATTGAGTAACGCTTGCCAATCTGCGGTCTGTGCTGCGTATAATTTCGTTTGAGTTTCGAGCCAATCGCTGGCTGCGATTGTTGTCGCCTTCGAATTGATATCCGTTACCAATTGGTACCAATCGTTATTTTCTAGATTGATCGCTGCGAGTTGATCTGCGATCCCAAAATCCGGCGTCTTATCTTCGTATCTGAGATTAGACGTCCAATATTTTATGTAAACGATTTTACCAGGGACGCTGGTTAACGTGACCTTTGTTGCGTCTGCGGCCGCAGTAAGCCCGGTAATACCTGAACCAATCGCCGTTACAAGCTTGCCAGCAATATCTTCTGCGGCGTCATCTGCGTCTGCAGTTACGGAAACGGTAACGGATTGTGTCCCTGCATACACAACAAATTCGAATTTGTTTTCTTCGGCTACTGTCCCGTTAATCGTGAGCCATTGCACCTGCGTATAAGGCGCAGTGAGCCTTCCGACTAAAACCTTTTCAGGTCGGATTTTTTGACCGAACGCAGCCGCTAATTTTTTGTACGTAGGGTCGTAAGTGTGGCCGCCTTCAGTGATCCATTGATCTGCGTCTGTATACGAGTGAACAAGTTTATCTGTCCACAACGTGTGATAACTCGCGATCAATATTGTCCCAAAGCCCTTTTGCGTGAGCGTTGTAGACGTTGCGGAAATGTTTATAATTGCGACGTCATTTAATGCCATGGAATACAACCTCTCATGCGTCAAAAGTTCCTTCGGTTTCTACACTTTCAATAGTCTGTTCGGAGAGATCTTCGTACGAAACGTTCATATTACAGAGCATCGTAAATGACGCTGCTTGTATAATACTTCCGTCCGGAGCTCTAAACGACGCGTCCACAATATCGTCTACAGTTGCGATCGCCGCACCGAATACGCGCAAGCGCGCGCGGTTGCGGGGGATCCCTAAACGCGTTCGAACATTTTCAAGAATAGGGAAAAGCAACGCGTCATCTTCCGCATATTCACTGGTACCGCTGATCTCAATTGTAACTTCGCGTTTGCCTTCAACCGTCTGCCGAATCAAGTGCACTGTGTCGTCATAATCTCGAGTAAGCTCGTCTGTCATTGTTGCGTGACTGCGAAGGAATCGAACACCTAAGACGATGCTTGATTTAGGTGGATACGGTTGCGACTGGTCTTTGCCTGTGGTTACGGTTTCAGTTCCGGGCGTACTCAATGCAGGCTCAAGCTCGGCAAGCTCGTTAACAAGCGTCTTGAGTCCTGTAAAGAGCAAGCGCAAGCTCATTTGGTAACGCCTTTACCTCTGAGAATAACTGCGCTTGCGATGTTACCGCGCCATTGTCCCGTATCGATAAGCGGCTTCGAACTCTTTTTCTGTGCGATCGTTAACAGGGCATTAGGCGGAGCGATCCCGTCTGAAATTCGTTTCTGGATTTCTCCAACCGCTTGTAAGCCGAGCTTTTGGAAAAAACTTTCAGGAGTCTCCGTACCCTTAATGATCGCTTCCGCGCCTACTCGGAGCATCTTTTGAATCCGCACGCGATTCTTGTCCACGTATCCGCTTAGCCATTTACGTGCCGGCATGCCCTGTTTAACCTTTGGAGTTTCAGGCTTTGCGAGCGCAGCTTTTTTCAAATCGTGTCCGACTTTACGAACGCCTTTTTTTATTCGTCCAAAAAGGCTTTGCTTTTTAACAGATTTTTTGACAGATTTTTCTGTTGAACGCGATTGAGTTTTTTGTTTCGGAGCCGAATAGTGATCACGTGTCCCGGTCTCAAACCAATCTGCTAACTGGCCTTGCGTAACGCCTTTGCTTTTAGAATGAGCACTCGCAGCATGCATTCCAAAGACACCAACCTGAACTGCAGGTTGCGTTCGCTTAATCGTTTTCATTAAACGATTAAAGCCCTTGTCTTTGATCTCAATTCTATTTGTCACAGCGATCCCCACCCATGCCCACGCATGCGTTGGATCCAATAAAGTTCTTCTTCGTATGTGGTTTTTTGAGGGGCGCCCTCTTTCCGATTTTTACGTCCCCATGGGGAAATAGAAAGCAAATGCGCCGCTAACAAACCTATGGCTTGATCTGTTAAATCTTTCATAACCACCGAACTTGTGCGCTCGGTAGCATCTAACAGACAAGCCACAATCAACTGAGGATCCGCTTCCGCAAACTCAGGAAATCGAATTAGAAAATCGTCTGCGGAAAGCACCGTCTATTTTTTCGTTTGCGTGGATTTTGTTTGTCCAGAATATCCGGATGCAAGCGGCGGGGGGAATTGGGGGGGTTGCTGCGAAACATCAGCGCTAGAAGGCTGCGTAGGCGCCTGACGCCATTGCTGTGACGTATCTGCAGGGACGCCTCCGGCCCTTTGCTGTTGTGTTGCCTGCGCCTGCGCTTGCCGTTGTTGCTCCTGATCTTGCGCGCGTTGCTTAAAGAGGCTGCTCACCTCTTCCGGAGAAAGCTGTATCGCTTCCTTCCCTTCGCGGTACCGTACCAACACATAACCTTTGTGCATCCAAATCAAAAGCTCAGGGAGATACCGGACAACGTGTTCAAGCGGCAACGCAGCAACCTGTGGCTTGCCTTGTGCATTAAAAGGAGAAGGGACAGTAATAGCTTCACTAGCTCCGAGATGATCGTGAAAAATCCGAATTGGATTCCCGCCTGGCATTGCGTTAATCAAAATCAACGCTGGTGTTTCTAGGTTTAAGTCTTGCGGATTTTGAACTTCAATCATTGGAAATTCCTTACACAAGATCCATATACGCAACAGCCTGCGGTCGATATATATTTACATTGCCAACTTTGGCTTCACACGGAACATGAAAAATAAGATTTTTCGGCTGCGGCGCGTGTTGCGTAAAATCAAGCGGTACAGTGAAATCTAAAATCTTCGGATCGCGTAAATACGTAACAATACGCGGTCCTGTACCTGCAGCGTTAGCCGTCTCAAGATACCACCACTGGTCGATATTTTTGACGTAGGGATTTGTTTGCAGGAACAAATCCAAAATGGTGCGATCAAGATTTACGCCTGCAGGCTGTGTAAGATACGCATAACGACTGGGAGGAAGCAGCGCTGTATCGGGTTTATAAACCTGAGAAGAGGCAGTAAGCACAGAGTTGACAAGTTTGTTTAGATCTTGAAAAATCTGAACTGCGGTTGTTGCTGCAGTCCAATCTCCTGCAGTTGGTGTAACTACAGCGACATTCGGATTGTTAAGCAAACCAACTAGCCCATAATCTACATTGCCAACCGCCGCAACTTGATCCATTTCGCGTTCGATTGCATCCCGTGCGGCTTCTGCTTTACGTTGATCGAGACGGTTGCCTGTGTGTGCCGTACGTCGCAAGTCGTCTACGGAATACCAGTAAGCGTCTCCGAGACCTTTAATTTGCGCGCGCGTACGTCTTACGAATGCGTCAACATACGGAAGATCGTCTGCGTAGTTCGCAATAATTTTTGCTCTTCCGACTCGATCCCAGGCGTCAAAACCGTATTCCTGCGCCCACGCTTCTACATCGTTACCCGGAGGAATAAACTTACGCCATTGAGAACTGATGTATTCAACGTCATAGGTTGCGGCTTTAATATACTCAAGTTGACGTGAAATAATGGCGACTTCGTTTGCGTCTTTTCTCAGATCAAATCCGAGAGTTGACATTGTATTTAGATAGGCGGGAGTCTCTATTAGTTTCGACATTTACAAATCCTTCTCAAGTGGCTCCGCCCATTTTTACGTTGACCGCTACGAGTCCTGCGGCTGTTATCGTTTCTTCGAAACGTGCGCGCGGAAGCAAAATCGCCTTGCCGCTATCTCCATCGTTGCGAATGTTTCCGAGATCTGTCCCATCTGTAGCTGTCGTAATACGCACATAAACTTGTCCACCAAACGCTGCGACAGTTTCGCATGTAAGATAGATTGGCCCGTCCTCTAAAATAGGTACGGCATTAAATTGCGCGTATCCGTCGACGGCAATGTTAGGATCTTGCATCTGATCTCGGATCACAAATCCGAGTCCCGTTGTCGTAACGTCAGCTGCAATAGTAGGGAGCTTAGCGCGTTTGTCGTTTGCGCCTTTGCTAACGAACTTACCAAAGCCCAAAAATTGTTGAGCGGCTCGAGTAATAACCCGTCCTGTGGTACCAAAGCGCCCATCTGTGGGCATGCCTGGCAAACCCTTCGCAGGATAAAACGGTAATGCCATTTATCGACTCCCTTCGCGTGCTTTAGAAACGCCTAATGGCTGTTTATAGAGTGCCTGAGCTCGTTTCTTAAAACGCTCGCGTGCGAGATCTGAATCTGCGTTCGATTCATCGAAACGCTCGTCAGCCCCGCTCCCCTGCGGACTTTCGCTAGTATCGATTCTTACGCTGGTGTTAAGCGCATAAAGTGCTGACGTGCGGTCTCCTGCTGCCTGCGCCTCTTTGCGTGTATAGAAGTCAAAAGATGCTGCCAAGTAATCTTCTGATTTACCATCGGCGCGAAAGTCTTTGTCCGCGGTTTGAATGACAGCGATCCGTATCTGCTCATCTGACTTCTCGTCAAATCTTGCATCTTTTCCGAGGAATTGTCGAGCCGTCGTCTCTAATTTTAATCGGGCTTTAACCTGTTCGAGTGCAATTTTTGGCGCCTCGTCTAAACGGATTTGGAGATTTTTCTTTTCGGTCGCAAGGCCGTCACGCTCTGCGGTAATAGCGTCCAACCTTTTCTTCATTTCCATAATCTCAGCTTCGCGTGCTGTAACAGCATCGAGCCGAGCTTGAAGCTGTAAATGTTCTGCAGATCCGGACTCAATTTCCGCATCTTTTCCGTCTATTCTGAATTTTAGTTTCATTGTTTTACTGTCCTCCGAATCCGCGTCCGGAAAAATTTGATCGCCGTTTCCGTCAAGTCTTAGCGTTGCTCGGTCGCCTTGCCGCCCCCATCCCGTTCCCCCTAACCCAATATGGTTATATCGGATAGCCGTTTGCACCGCATCGTAACGTAAGCCTGGCTGCACTCCGGGTATTCCCTCCGGGGTAATACCCGCGCGCGGGATAGCGTTACACCGATATCCTCCTGATAATTCGTGCAAACGTTTAGCAAGTGCGTGATCAACTGCGCCCCCTTCGGAAATCACAAGCTCCGAATGTATTTGTCCAGTCGCAGTGTCAGCGCGTGGCTCTCCGCTCACGTGTCCGATTGCGTATTTTTTCCACTCTTTTGGGGTTAATAATCCGGGTGGGTGTCCTAGTGTTACCGGCGCATCTCGGAGGGATTGCAAACTTTCCGGATGAAACACTTCTTCTGGCGGTCGATATTCGTAACGAATAGATCCGTCCGGATTGGTATAAGGAAATACCCCAACGCTGCTAACAGTTGCGTCCACACGAATTCCGGTAGGCGCATCTGAAACTTTATCTAGCCGAATTGTTTCATATCGTTGAACGGAATTCATTTTGACGAACCTTCTAAATCATCTGTCTCTACAACAGTTGTCTTAAGCGTCTGCGGATCAATCTGCACAGGCACTTCCACGGCAATAGTCCCAACAGGAAGCTTGATATCTCCGGGCCGCTTCAGCATCACGCCTCCCGTAAGGAATGCCGCAACAGCTGTCAATAAATTTGCCCACGGGGAAGCTGGCCACATTTGTGCGATCGCAGCGGTTGCAGTCGAAACGATAACAACGACTATTTTTAAAATGGTCGTTGTTTTTACAGTTGTGGCCATGGGTTAAAAGCTTGGTGCGATTGTACTTGACAACAAAAATTCGGTCAATACTAACCGAACGGCGGTTTAATGCTTTGTCGCATAATGATTTCATTCCAAATCATGAAACGTGTTTCCAGCTCTTTGAGATCTAATTGCGTCTCGTGAACTTCTTTTGAGAGCTGCGCGAAACCTGTGATCGTTGAATCGTTTAAGCGTCGCAATTCGAGAGAGTCTTGGCCTTCGCTTTTTTCAAAGTTCTTATTTAAGCGTGTCTCAACTTCAATTGCTTTTTCTCGCAATTCTTCGGCTATTTGTTCGCTGCGGTTTGCGACCTGTTCGATGCGTTCTTTGATATTTTTGAACTGCAAACCCATGATTCCGCCTCCCACTGTTATGAGAATTTGAACGCCTCCTATGATAACAGATGAGATATCCACTTTAGATTCCTGCAAATAGCGGAATTATAGGCACAGGTACGCACCTACATTGTATATCTTCGCCCGGGTTATTGTACCCGTTGCCAGTATCCGGGGGATCTGTGAAACGAAATGTTTGCCCGTGTAACACCGCATGCTCAGGCCGTACGCGCTCATCTTTAGCTGTAAGCCACGTGTACTCTTCTACCCCTGCGGACGTCTGTGCGAGGCGATTAAAGAGCGCGGCGCCTTTAAGAGTTTGATCACGTGCAATAAGTTGTATGCGAGATTCGCCTACATCTAAGATTTTGCGAATGTCTGGTGCAATGGTTTCGGACCGCAATCCCGCGCGTAAAGCAACGTCTAAGATTTTAGTAAGCAAACCGATTTGTTCTTCGGCTAATCCCGTAATAAGCTTGATATTTTCTTCTACGTATTCTTCAATGCGGAGCCCTTCATTTGGGATTTTAACTTCGATTCGAGCGACGCTTTGCATGTATTTTTTACTGCGTGCTGCGAGATCGGATCCGTGTCCGCGTAAGAATCCAGGGATGCGCGCGGCTTTAAGTAAATCGTAAAACGTTCCAAAAAATCGCGGACGCGCGTCTAACCTAAACCCGGCTTCTTCCGAGACTGCGGCTCGCCAAAGCTCCCAAAGCAAACTAGCTTTTTTCGAGTATCGCAAACGTTCCGCCCGCGGCTCCCGAGGCGCAATTTTTCTCAAAGCTTCTACGTCCTTTGACGTGCGATTGAGCTTGCGAAATAAAGCGCTAGCCATGTTGTCCCTTGCCAGGATCGCCGCGGAAGAATGTTGCACTTTCCGGAGGTGGAGGGATCTCTTTAGTTACCGTTCCTATTGCGGCTTTAGCTGCGCTTGAGTCTTTATCTTCACTTGTAGATAAAGACGGAAAACTGTGCGGCATTCCAGTTGGATTTTGACTGCCTAAAATACTTCCGCCTTTTTGTTCGGCTAAGAGTGTGGGAAAATCCGTATCGAGAATTTGTTGACGCGAATCTAGTGCTTTGCGAGAGAGTTTTAACTCAGCATCAGGTCTGTCAAATCTCGAGATTGCTACCTCTTCCGGAAGTACGACTTGCTTATCAATATTGATTGCGTCACCTTGAGATTGGAGCAAATAGATTTCTGCTTTTTCTTTTGTCGTTGGCTTACGCATCTCGGGCCAGCGAATTGAAAAATCGAAATCAATTTCGAGATCTACAGGAGACGCTTCCGCGCGTAAAAGAATCGTTAGAAGTCTTTCAACGGGAGGCTCGAAACGTTGTACGCGATCAGCTTCCAGAAGCGCGTACCACCATTCTAAATCGCTTGCGCCGGTTGCGTTAAGGCCTGCAGGGCTTTCGCCCATGAGCACGGTTACGGGCATTTCTGCAGAGGCTGCGAGTATCTTCCAACCTCGATCGGAGATCTCAGGCAAGCTCGCAAACGAAGTTGACTCGCGTCTGAAATCTTCTTCGTCTTTATCAATTAAAACCGCACGTCCTACCGAACGGGACATGTCTAAAATTTGATAGCGCGTTTTAAGATCTTCTAGTCCGCCTTGCGCAGCAATAGACCAAAGATTTTTTAATTTCCAAATGGGTTGATTCGCATCCGAAACAAGCCATTGAATGTTTTTCCAAACCTCGCCTGCAGAACTAAGATCGTCTATGCACGCTTGTAAAACGCTGTGATCCCAGTGTCCGTTATTTAAACGAACTTGATCCTCTGTCATTGCTCCGGGGAAAAAAACTAGACGACTTTCGTGTACGTCAAAGACGCCTTGCTTTGCGTTGAAACGTCCACACGTATAAATCTCAGGTTGTCCGGTTTTAGGTCCCGATTGATAAAGGTGTTTTACGTAAAGGAATCGTTTGTCGATAATCTCAATCGATTCAACGTGTGAATAGTATTCCCCAAGAGGCTCGTCTAGTTTTAAGCCGTCGTTGGCAAGTGGCCACATTGCAGATCCACCAAACAGACGTGCCCATGCCCACGCTCGAACGATTTTTGGTGTGAGCTGAAAAGGCTTAATATATTTTTGGACGTCTGTATCGTTTTCGCCGAACCCTTCTACACGTAAAATGCCTTTTAAACATTCGCGCGGGGGGCGATCGACGATGCGACGTGCGAGCGCATTATGCGTATACAGATCTGAAAGTTGTTGCGAAGTAAGTTGAAAACCAGGAATAAAAGTTGTGCCTGTTGTTTTATCTCGCGCGGTGCCAAGTCCTGTTACTAAATTAGCCCAGCTATCCGAGCGCGTAACTAGGTTGCCTATGACGTTAATCGCGTCTCGAATGCCCATTTAAATCACCGAATAATGACGCGAGAATGCGCCGGCTTGAAGTTCTTGTTTAAAGCGAGACATGGCTGAGGAAAAATCTACAGATGAAGATTCGTCAAGCCACAGCAACCCCTGTGTTGTTGAGTCAACATCGTCATCATTTCGACCTTTTGGAAACTGTTCTAAGTTCAGTTCCTTACGATCAAGCCAAGATGCGCCTTCTAAATGAAAAACAGATCCCGCTTGATAATAGATGTTCGTCGCTTGCGCGCGCTCGTACTTAGAAGATTTTGGATTTATTTCTAAGACGTTTGGCAACACCTTGCGCAAGGCTTTGATAACTTCGGGACCGTTTGCTTTCCCTTCAACAAGAACGGCGTTTATGCGTTCCCATTTTTTCAGCATCTGTAACGCGAGACGAATCGTGTTTTCAAGATCTGCATGTTCTAAAACCGAATCGTAAACGAAAAATTGCGCGGCTTTTTTTCCTAAAATTTCAAGTGCTACAAAGTCGTTTGTTGATTGATCTTTGAATGTGCAATCGATCGACAGACAAGAAAATGTCGCAGATAACGGCATGTCTGCGAGACGAAAATATTGAAAGCTTTCGCGTTTGAAAAGCAGGCCGCCTTTGGGAGCGGGTCTTTGCTGTGCTTGTCCTGCGTAGTTCAATTCTCCGAGACGTTTTTTTAAACGTAAAACAGCTTCCGCGTCAAAACGAGCGGGATGTAAAACTTCGTTTTGTTGCGTGCGTTGATCTCTTGCAACAAGCTCGCCTTGGTCGTCTAGGAGTATGCAAGCGCGTTCCGGTTCAAATTCGAGAGGTAAGCACCAATGCTTATAGCCGTCCTCAGCTAAGCACTGTTGAGATAAATCATTTTCGTGTAAGCGTTGCATGCTCACAAGCGAAATGAAATTGCGCCAATCAACAGTACGCGCGCCCATTGTGCCCCGCCACCAAACGTTTGATTTCTCAAGCGCCGCACTAACCGCGCGCGATCCCCCTTCTGCGTCTGCGGCTTTATTCGGATCGTCAACCGCTCTCACGTGTCCATGGCGTCCCGTGCCACTACTCCCTACTGAGGTTGAATACCTCATCCCTCCGAAGCGGTTGTAAAACTCTCCGATTTTGAAGGATGAAATGTTACCCGTGAAAAAGGTTCCCCATCTTTGAACGTACCAAGGCGACGCAACGAGTTTAAACATTTTTTCCGCGTCTCGATACGCAAGTCCAGGATCGTACGAGCCGAAAATAAACCTCCAAAATGGCTTTTCGAGCCAAGACCACGCCGGCCACAACACGCTTACAATCGTTGACTTGGCTGTCCCCGGCGGCATGTTGATCACCATGTCTTTAATGCGCCCTTGAGTGACAGCTTGAAGCGCGTTACAAGTCTCTTTCAGGTACCATCCGTCTTGTAGCGGCGCGCTTTCTACGACGGGCCAGGCGCGCTTAGCGAACGTATAAAAACCGTTACGTTTGATTTGTTCGCGGTCTAATTTGACGGATAGCAAGCTCATGCAATAGGTTCCTTATCCGAATCTTTATCCTCTTCCAAGTCTGATTCGATAAGCTGGTACCAGTTGAATTGTATGGCTTTAACTGCAGTTTTCAGGTCGATCGGATTTTCTTTTTCCTGCGAGTTTTTTGCCTTTTCTTCGTAATCGTGCAGGCTTAGCTTTTTGGAATATTCGTTATAAAGGGACTCGACTGCGGTAACATATTCGCGTTCGCTCCCAGTAAAATACCGTTCTTTTTTTAGCGTCTGTACGAATACGTTTGGACGTAACGGAACGGAACACATTGCTTCCCATGATTGAGGGAAGAGACGAATCAACGCACTTACGTACGCGCGTGCGCCTTCATACGCGTTGGTATACGCACGAAAGCGTGTTTGGAAATGTCCCGGCGGTACAGGGCAAACGAAAGGTTGCGTTGTAATTTTGGTGTGGGTATTTTCAACGCGACCGTCTGGGAAAAACCAAATGCGTACGCCCTGGACAATTTCGTAACAAGCGAAGCAAGTGTAAAAACCTTCGTATTGTTCGTTAGCTTTTACATTACCAAAATTGTAATTGTGTACCGCGTGCCAACGTCGCGTCTCGAGTGCACTTTTTGCGAGCAATAAAGCGAGTTGATCTTTTCGACAGATCGTAACCGATTGCGTGTTAAACGCATTTCGAAAAGCTTCTGAGACTTCCCACCAGTCTAAAGACGCTTTGACGTGCTCAATGTATTTGGCTCGCACCTGGTTCTTCCCCTTTCATAATGCGCATTAACTCGTCTAGAATATCGAGTTGATCTTGCGTGAGCTTGGTAGTGTCGAGACGTTGATCGTCAAAGATTTCCGTGGGCTGACCTGCAATTAAGCGCTCAAACTTCATTGCTTCTGTCATAAATCGCAGCAAATCGCGTGGTTTTAGGATCGGGAATGGAGCTTCGATTGACTCTTTATGCAACTTTGCAAACTCGCGTTCGGCAATAGCGAGCGCGCGGCGGGTCATCTCCGTATGACGTTCGGCCATTTCGGCCGCGTTTTCTTTCGTTTCTTTTACGCGAGCTTCGACCTGGATCTTGTAGAGATGCTGGTCGTAAGAGATTGCGCGCTCGTCCCAAAGCCCAGACTTAGCCCAATTACGGATAGTGACTAAGGAGCGTTCAGGATACAGAGTCGCGACCTCAGCTAAGCGGCGTGGGCGTAACTGCAGATACAGAGTGAACACTTGAAACGATTCTTGAGTGTCTATCCCCGGATGAAATTCCCATGGTTCGAGGTCGACAGACATGTGTTTTCTTTATTAGGTATCGTCAACGATTGTAACGGTTTCAATGCTGCGAAATACGAGTGTTGCCAGTGGTACTTCAGACGCTCTTACGTTGACGGAATCAGGATTAAAGCTTACGATTTTGAAATTCAAATCTGAAATTCCGGCTTGTAAAGGGGGATTTATAATCAGAAAATTATTCTCAGATGTTAGGTCTTTGTGTACGTAAAACTGTGCTTCCCATCCTGTCGGAATTTCAACAGACAGCCCAGTTTCAATCTCTGTGGGATATCCGATTTCAGTAGTTGAGAGTGAATAAAGGACTAGCCCGTTTCCGGTCGGAAGATTTTCAATAATCGCTGCGGAGTTAGTTTTTACTACAGAGATGTTTGGCATATTTTTCCTTAATATTTTCGATATCTTAAACCCAGATAATCTAAATACATATCTCTATTGGCCGTACCTGCGGATTTTATTATCGCCCATAACCCAAATGGGAGAAGCGTATTTTGCGGAATGTTAGTAGTTACTGTGCCTACGCTTACTCGATTGATTGAATAGCTAACAGACGTACCTGCAGCGTTAACTTCAAAATACAATTCATATAATGTATTTGCAACAACAGCTACCCCTGTATCTGATTTGGTATACGTGCTCGCAGACGCACAACAGCGAAGCCAATTAGGGGAAATCGCAGTGTTGTATTCAAAGTAAATTGCATCTGTTGATTCTGTAGCTACTGTAGAAGGATTGATCGGAATTCCTGCGAAAACTCTGTATGTATCTGTGGCGTCACTAAGTGTGAGAAGCTTTAAACCTTGAACAACTTTTACAGGGAAAGCGCTTGGAAATGAAACTACTGTATAAAGGGAACCACATTTACAATATGCATATCCCGTAGAAGTTGTTCCTGTGCTTAGTTTTATATTTCCCCCTTTTTCACTTGTTGTCGGAGCCAATATTGCATTTGCCGCTCCTGTTCCGTTTTGAAGTCTTTGTATTGCAAACGGATAACCGGTAGCGTCAATCATGAAATCTGTAAAAAGTTCTATTTCACCAAATCCTGCGGCTGAGACCAATGTTGCGGATGTATCCGTGGGTCCCGTAGGACCGGTATTGCCAACGGTACCTGGTGTGCCCCCTGTCCCCGTAGGACCGGTATTGCCAACGGTACCTGGTGTGCCCCCTGATCCCGTAGGACCGGTATTGCCAACGGTACCTGGTGTGCCCCCTGTCCCCGTAGGACCGGTATTGCCAACGGCACCTGGTGTGCCCCCTGATCCCGTAGGACCGGTATTGCCAGTTGGGCCTATACCTCCGGATCCGCCCCCGCCTGGATTTATAGTCCCGTCCTGAACGCCGCGAATATATTCGTACCAAGTGAGAGTCGACATTAATACAACCTCAGCGCCTGTTCAGCTCCGGTAACTTTGACGAAACACGTTGCAGCCTGATTACCGATCGTCGTTACAGTAAAATTGAGACTTTCGATTTCGTCTTCCACGTCGAAATAGCTGCTTATTCCGCAGGTAAAATTAACCTCTATAGGCGCTGGTAATCCCGCCTGCTCAGTTACGATCAACCCATCTGATCCCCAAATGAAATGCAAACGTTTAACGATATCGTGAGTGTCTGCGCCGGTTTCTGTGTAGTCCGTTTTTTTGATTAAGAAAAAAGCTTCCCCTGCGAGTGTTGACGATATGCCAAATGCTTTTTCTATGCTGCCAACAATGAGCGTTGTGTCTGTACCTCCGATTTCATCGGTAAATATATAGCTTTCAGAGGTAACAACAAAATCAGAATTGATCAGATTCCAATCTCCGCTCTCTGTCCCTTCACCTTCTGCAGATTCTCCTGGCGGTCCCGTTGGGCCTGTGATTGCATTCGCGAATGAAACCGCGCCTGGCGGTCCTGTAGGTCCCGTTGCCCCTCGGTTACGCTCGCCAATGAATTCGCCTCGATTTAACGCCACGGCTTAGTAGCCTAACTCGTTTCGCAAAAAAAAGAAAATCCCGAGTTGACTTTTTTGCTGCGTAGATCAGCTAAAAATCAGCCCGAGATTTTCAAGTTGCGCGTGTCTGACTGTCAACCGAATGCAGCGTACGTAGGACAGAACCGAGGGGTACAGAGACAGTATGCGACTGACTATCGTTAACGCTATAGCCTATTACTAAATTTTCATTTTCGATTTTAAGCCCGGTTGCATACTCAATGCCGGGCTTTTCGAAATAAAAAGCGTCTGAATATGCGGCAATTCCGTTAGTCAAATCGAATTGTACGAAGCGGTGTAAGTATAACCGTGTGTGATCATTCATACGTGGTGCGACTTCGTGTATTAATGTCAGATACTGTTGCGGGTAGCCTGCTATGGTTTCGATTGAAACCGGTTGCGTACCCCCTCGGAAACGAAGCCCTGTCCACATCTGACCTTGCGCAATTGATCTGGAAGCGCGTACTACTTCTCCTGTTGGCCAGACTTTTAATACCACAAATGGATCCCACGAATAGACTATGCGAATATTCGGTTCGTTATAACTGACAATAACCCAGTTTTTTTCACATTCACTAGGGATCCCTGGATATGATATCCGAGCGAAGGTAAGCACGGTTGCTGTGGTGAGATCTAATGTACCTATGCCTACCTGCGGTCGACCTGCGGTATCCGGAAATTGACAACAGGTCGCAGTAAAAAGCGCGATCCCGGGCTTAATAAAAGGGCCAACTCGAATATCTTCTAAGCCTTCACACTCTGCTGGTACCAATTCGATATCAGGACTGAGTTTAATTTCATCAACCCATTTGCCATTCGGCGGCGATGTTTCTTGTCGCCACGTTAGTAAATTACGCGTGTGTATTTTCTTATCCGCGCGCCTGGAAATGTACTGATTTCCGTTTTGGATCTCATAGCTCACCATGCGCACGATCGTATGTTCCGCACCTGCAAACGTGGGAGAAGAGCTGGAATAAATATCCCACCTATCCTCAGGAAATGTTTGCGAGATATCCTTGTAAATGCAGGTATTATTCCCACCTATTAGGCTCTCTAGCGATTCTACATACCAGCCTAAGAGCGAGAGTGCGTGCGAGTAAAAGGCCTCGCTACGCGCGCGCGTACGCAATAAGCGCTCGCATGCGAGCCGACCTTCAACTAAATCCCCTGAATAAAAGCACGCAATCACTAGCAACAAATCAGGCGCGGTTGTGTACGCTTCTAAATCGACAAATAGATCGCCGTCCTTAGGCCCGGGTAAATCCGCGGCCGTACGTGCGAAACCAATCGCGACTTCATACAATTGTTTATCCAAATAATATTGGGCTAAATCAAGATACGGTTCCCTGCGCTCAGGCCATAGGTCGCAGGCCCGGTTCAGGTCCGCTAAGCCTAGGTTACGTTCTGACGCGTCTTTAGACTCCAGCCGTAGTTTGCCTAAGCGGACCGTTGAAACCCATTGCTCAGCTCGGAATGAGCCTAGCGTTTGGTGTTCTTGATAACACTGGACAGCCAGCTCTCTGTCCCCTGGCTGCGCTCGATACTCGTACGTCTGCCCTAAATAAAACCACGTTCGCGCGTTCTTATTTTCTTTAATGTCTTTTTGAAGCAATTCGAGATCGCGTTCCCATTTTTCGCCTCGGTTTTTACCGTCGCAGTGATCTAAAATCGCAGGTGTCAGAATGGTATCGAGCGCGCGCGCAGGTTGAATTTCCCAATATTCGTGCGTACTACCAATGCATCGAACGCGTTGATCAAGCCGTATTAAACGGACATTTGCATACACTCGCACCGTATCTAATTGGTGTAAGTTGTATGCGGGATCGCAAGATTCATCGAAACAAATAGGCGCAATTAACTCGTGATCCGCGTCCAATAACAGCGCGTACGTGTCAGCTAAATCAAACCCCGCATGCTCGGCAAACGTGCGGCAGAGGTCAAGTGCGCGCTCACGGGTAGGGCCAAAGCCGCACCAGTCTATCGGATGGACTAAACACTCAACGTCTTCAGCTACGGTTCTTGTGTCATCCGTTGAACCTGTATCACACAAATAAACCGCGTCTATTTTCGCGAAGCGGCGCGCGCTGCGAACCATACGCGGCAAGATCGCAGCCTCGTTTTTGACAATCGCGTTTAAAATTATGCGTGGCTGCTTAGGCACAGCCGAACATACCCTTAAAAAGTCCGTTAAAACAGGGCTAATTTAAGCACTTGACATGTGTTGCGTTCTCTGTGCCAATGGTAATTTGAGGCGATTTGTTACCGCAACGCGTACGCAGATCAGGCACTCAAGCGGACACAAGCTCTTAACCAAATCTAGAGAAAAGATGTGGTTAGAGGTTCTGTCCCGAAAAACCTCAATAGTTACGCGTTTTTAGAATTAATCCGATAAAGTGACCAAAAGTGGTCTCTCGGATTTGGTCACTCTTTTGTCTATGTTTACGTGTGTGATTACGCACACTTAGCTCATTTGCGCCAAATCCACGCACTCACAGACGTATAGGATCATGTGTTACAGTGACACTGTAATTATATAAATCAATTAATTCACGATCCCTTTTTTTCCATCGCAGACTTATCCAGATCACTCAAAACTGTATCAAAGAAGGTAAGTATAGAGATCTAAAGGAGTTTTTATAGACAAAAGAGTGACCAAATCCAAAAAAAGACTCTCCGGCCTTTTGTCTATTTGGTTCAGATTTGGTGCAAACCCCGGGGCCGAAATACATATTAAATTGAGAATATAAAAATACATTGCTAATTTAATATACATTTAATCTCAATAAAAGAATTAAAGTTCCTCGTAGAAAGCTCGTTCGCTTCGCACATGAGTCGCTTAAAAGCCTTGACACTCGCAATCCTGGTTACCGGATGCGCCACATCGCCGAACACGATCCCCGCTCCGGACACTAACAGCGGCACACAAGGCACCACGGGTTTACAAGGCCCTCAGGGCTTACCTGGTGCTAAAGGCGATACAGGACAGCAAGGCTTGCCAGGAACACCGGGTTTGAAAGGGGAGCCAGGTTTTCAGGGTTTGCAAGGCTTACCCGGTCCTAAAGGCGATACGGGCTTACAAGGCCCGCAAGGCAATCAAGGCGCAATGGGTCCAAAAGGTCCCGTCCAAATCAAATCCAGCGCCCGCATGAAAAGCCAAATTTGGATTACGGACGACGGCGCGGAAGGCCCGGGACCATTTTTCGATACGGGCTTTAATCAAGAATGTAAGCCGGAATTTACTACAACCGGATACCGGTGCCTACCTAAGCATATTGAGCTAAGCTCCACACAATACCTTACCGGATCAAACTGTACACAACGTGTGATCGTAGCTGCGGCCTGTGAGAGTTTCGTATGGGGAGTAGATTTGGCGACAAATTCTTGTCAGCCGCGGATCGCTCAAATCCAAGCGTTCGCAACGCCCACTAAGGTCACAACATATCAAACGCTAGACGCAAATGGCGTCTGTACGCCCCCAGTTGCTATATCGAGCGACATGCGCATTTTGATTGGTAGCGAGCCCACGTCTCTTGAAACGTTCCAGCTTTTCAACAAGAAAAACCTATGACGCCGCTTTTAAATACAGAAACTTACTGGATAATTTGTTGCGAACATCCTGTAAATCCAACCGGATATGTTCAGATGCTACGAACCGGATTTAGAATCGGAGAAATAGAAGATGCGACCCAATTTGACACAAGTCGAGAAGCACACATCCGAAGTAAATACGCAAAAAGTTTAAGTTTTGGTCGGTACAGCGTTATTCGTATTGACCATATAGAAACGGTTGAGAGCTCGGATTAACGCTTTTTCCCTGTGTCACTAGCAACGGCTGCGAGCGCGCGTTCAGCTGCCGCGTGCGGATCCTCAGACGCATTGATCTGGATTAGAAGCTGTTTAACAAGCATTTGCACCGGCGACGCGAGCGGTAGGAAAAGTGTAATCACATCTTCGGTCATTCGTGACATTAGACTACTCCTGGCGTAAAGCAGCGCACGCGGGACGCTGCGGCGCGCATGAAGCGAGGCACGCGGCTAAGATGATTGGTTGCCAATTCATTCTCGGGGGTACGGCCAAGCTACGGTGAATCCGTAGACGCCTTTTCCGTACACACTATAACCCAAATTTTCTAATTCTATTTCTAATAAATGCCAGATATTTACCGGGATATCCGAGCTTTCTAGATAATATTGGGTTTTATTTTCTTCCGCTGCGGCGCGAATTTCCTCAAGAATTTTTGGTATCCAAAAGAGGATTTGATCGCATTCCGCGATTTGCTGTAACAGCGAAACTTCCGCGGCGTTCATTCAGATTTCGGAGGATCAGGAAATTGCGCATACGCTATAGGAGGCGGATCAAAGCTACCACCATCAGTGCGCCAAATATAAATCGCGCCGTCTTTACCCATGCGATCGTAGACGGTCTCACCGGTAAACACTTCAACGTTGTCAGTTAAGAGCAGTTGACGATTTCTAGGCGCGTCATTCAAATCTGTATGCCACTCGCCTACGAAAATATGGCCAGATTCAAGCTTCTCAATGACTTCTAAAGAGTCTGGATACGAGATTTGACTCTCGTCTGCGGCGACTTCTATGACACGAATTAAAAACTCCTTTAGCTCTTCATTTGTCACGCTTTTCACACATTTCCCTCGGGAAAAATAAGCGACTGACGTCCAGCGCTACAATGTCAAACGGACGGATCCGAGCGTCAATGGTAGTATCGTCAAAGGCTCCGATATCGAGCCAGTGTGAGATCTGCACATGAGCTTCAATGAACAAGTCATCTTTGACTTGGCCTGAAACCTTAGCTTTATCAACTTTTTGCCAAGTAGTTTGAGTAACCAGTTCAAACGCTTCTAGCGTCCGCAGGCGAGTGTCCACAATCCAATACCAAGACACGCCATGTTCGGCATAAACTCGCTTCTTAGTGACGCGATCGTGCTTTTCATTGCCAGGTGAAATAACCTCGCAAATCCAATCTGGCGTGACGATAATAGGCGAAGCTACGGTTGGATTCGGAAGGCGTTCGCGTTTCCAGCCTGCGAGATCTGGACGGTAGGTTTCAGTTCCGAGACGAATGTTAATTTCGGTAAAAATCCACCATCCGCCCGGGCCGTCACCATCTGGACGATTGCCATCATCGTCAAATCCACCTAGCGACCTTTCACTGCGTAAAACTCCCTGGACTCGAGAATGCTCCGGGGTAGGAGGCGGCAAGGCCTGAAATTCGCCGTTAATAATTTCGCCACGCGGTTCTACTAATTCAGAGTATTTTACTGACATTATTAACCTTTTAGCGCACTTTTAATCGCTTTCAAAACTTTAGCTTTACCCGCTGCGCCGGCTAAAATGAGCATGAAATTCGCCCAGTCTAGGAGGGTTTTTCCGGGATACGAGGGATGGGGCAAGGATTCGAGCTCAGCGCGTTTGGTTTCGAGTAGGGCAGTTAGCTCGGTTTCAACGCTCAGAGCCTTAGCAGCCCGTTTTACGGCGGCGCGTTTGGTTTCTTCGCGTTTGATTACAGAGGCGATTTGAGCGTTGCCTGCGAGCTTGGCACATTCACTACCGAGCTTAATCACGTGACCCGAGGGCGTCCTGAATCGGTACACGTAGGTAATAGCAGTTGCACACAGATCGCAACTCGTACCGCATTGAGTTGGCGCATCAAAAGAGGCTTTAAACTTTTCGACTGTAAAGCCCACGTACGTATATTTTCCGGCACCGAAGGTCTGTTCAAGTGATTTAGCGAGGCTCATGTTTGCTTCTATTCACAATGAACGTCTGTTTTCGGGTAATCTTGAACAAGAAAGCAACATAAAGCAAACATTATTCTACAGTATCGTAAGCTGTTATTAAGTGGCTTGTTTCGAGAATTTTTTCTACTCTCGCTAAATCTTCGTTTGGCACTGTCACGATAATAATTTTACCCCCGTTATGTCTACAGATTGCGGAAGGCACGTCGTCCAATATTACGCATTTACGCGCGTCCGAATTATTTCGACAAGTAACACGAATTTTTACAATGTTTGACATGTTGCGTTCCTATTTAAAATGAACGTCGGCCGCAGACGATCCTAAAACGGAAAGCAACATAAAGCAAACAATTTATTTCTTTTATCCCGGAAAATGAATTAAATTCTATTTATCTGTAAAATCGCAACCGCGGGCCCTAGCCGCTGCGCAGGCGAATTATACTAGGACCTAAGCTACTCTTAGTACGCGCGGAGGACGCAAAGCGATTTTAAATCGATTTACGACAGACATTTAAATCTGCCGTAAAAACGAAGAATTGACTTGCGTTTTTCGTAAGTCGAGCTAGTATGAAAGCTGTGACACCAACCGAGGCACTAAGAAAAATTAAAAGTGCCTGTATTCAAGGGCGTATGCGGATTAGTCCGCACGCATTTAAACGAATAAATCAACGCGGTGTGCGAAGTGGAGACGTTCGGAAAGTTATTCTTTCGGCTAAAGAAGCGAAAGAAAGTTCAGAAGGTTTAGAGCGTTGGAAAATAACAGGTCAAGATTCAGACGAAGACGAGCTCACCGTTATTATTGTAATCGAATTTGATGGCACGATCGTTGTCACTGTTTATTGAGGAAAATCATGAAATGTTATGAACCCGGCTGCGGCGGAAAAACGCGAATTAAATTCTATGTACACACTACGGTTGTTGGCAAAAACCAAGTAGAGGATGGGACAATGGCATTGCATACGTGTGAACGCTGCGACGCTCCTGTAATTACGGGAGGTATTTGGCAACGTTACGAACAGAATGCAGCCGAAGTCTTACTCACAAATCCGAAAGCAATCTTTGACGGTGAAGTGATTAAGTTTGTACGCAAGGTTATAGGCCTGCGACAGGTCGATCTCGCCAAGCGTCTCGGGTGTCGAGCGGAGCAAATCAGCCGTTACGAGGCTTCTAAGCGGCCTGAACAGTGGCTTCGAATGGCGATGCTCGGATTGTTACTTGAGAGCCGATTCAAAGTGACGCCGGAAGGGATTCAACTCAAAGCGAGTTAGCGCGCACCGCATTCAATCTCACGAGTCGCGAGACGATTTCTTTTTCAAAGGTCGCATCCCGAGTGGCGTATTTCGGGACCCGGAGGTCTCCGAACCCGAGACGCGAATTGATCAGTTGCATTGTCAACTAACCTCTCGAACGCACCGCATTCAATCTCACGAGACGCGAAATGATTTCCCGTTCGAAAGACGCATCCCGAGTGACGTACTTCGGGACCCGGAGGTCTTGCCAGCCATAGGCCACTAACACGAGGCGGTCCAATTCCTCGTGGCCTTCTCGGAGTAAATCGATACCGGGATCGCGATAGGAAGGATCCTTAAGTCGATTGTAAAAAGTGGTTAGTCCTACCCATTCGCGAAGCATATAAGCTTGACGGGCCCTATAAAGTGCCTCTCCGAAGGACTCAAGAGATGGGATAACGGTACGAGGATCGGGAACAGGGAACGGAAAAGCGTGAAAGCAGCTAGTAACCTTGTAACGCAACTGGGAATGAAAAGAAGATCCCGAAAATCGCGCCCAGTTTTCGTGAATATGAGACTGCAGAACAGAAAAAAATGAAAAACTTTGAGAAGGAAAAACAGCTAAGGAATCTGAAAAGATCCAATTAGTAGGTTGAAAAGAAAAACAAACATGAGCTCCTGTCCGACAGACCGTTAAACAGTAGTTTAAAAAGATAAGTTTAGTTTTAAGCGCAGGACGGTTTCTTCCGAAATTCCACCAACCTAACGCAGCATTAAGACCAGGACGATTTTCTCCAAATAGCCACCAATTTTGACGACAACGTTCTCTGTTTTGTTTTTCTCTTTCTGGTTTGACCTTCTCTCGTACAATCGATAAGAGGTCTGGCCACTGCGACGCTTCTTCTAACGACATCTGTCCAAAGCTGATTACGTACCGATCAAAGCTCTGATCAGGATTGGCACACAGGGTATCCCCGCTTTGATAAGGAAAAATGCGCTCTACATTCCGAATATTTTTACGAATCAGCAAATCGTATTCCTCAGGTAAAAGTAGAAAGCCTTTTCCGTAAGGAATTTCCCCTGCGAAACCTAAACCTGCATTTGTTGCCAGCTTTTTAGGTTCGTATTCCTCTCCGAACCCGAGACGTGAATTAATCGAGAGTTGCGCATTCATGTCAGCAACTGAGATCCAAGATTGAGACCGCGATGCAAATGCACTAAAGATACGATAACTGCTCTTTGACCTGGCCAAGGAAACTGTGGACGCGCACGATAAATCGACCAGGTCTTTAACATCTGCGCCAAACCTACTTCGCGCGTATCGCCTTTTGAAATCGTTTGCGAGGCTAGGATTCCGAGTGTAGTCGGAGACGTTTGCGCAAGCTCCTGTTCGCTTTTACGCAAAAAATAAGCGAGAATATCTGCGTCCGCCCGTTGCCAATTTCGCTTAAGAAAAGCAGGATACTCTTCTCCGAATACCGAACGAATCAAACTCTTTCCTAGGTACGGAGGGTTCATAATCACAACGTTCGGAGACGTATTTTGCCACAGTCGCCAATTTTGTTTCAATGCATCTGCGACAAAGATGCGCGGTACAATGCCGTATTTTTTATGTAGGCGTCCTACCGCCTGCTGTGCGACATTTGGATCTAATTCAATCCCCGCGATACTGTCAAAAATGTTTTGCAGAGGGAATTTTTGACAGTAAAGAAAATCAATTGCCGCTTCTAAAAGCGCGCCGTCTCCACATGCCGGATCTAAAATCCTTAAGGGCTGATGGAGCATCGGATAAAGCGCGTGGCTAACCAGTTCGTGTGCTAATTCCGCAGGGGTAAATTGCTGCGTGTTTGCGAGCGAAAGCGCGGTCTGCGGCCGTGATTGAACATGTTGAATCGGAATTTTCGCAACACATTTTGTTGCGCCGGCTCTTAAACGGTTTTCAGCTTCAACGCAATACTCGGCAGATATCTCGCTTCCAAGATATCTTCGGTTAAGTAGCATCGCCATCTTCGCAGTGGTTCCAGAACCCATAAATGGATCGTAGACAATGTCGCCTTCGTTGGACCATGTGTGGATATGATCGTGTGCGAGCGCTTCCGGAAAGCGCGCTGGGTGATTTGTATTTCCAACTTGACTCAAATAGGAAAAAATATTGGAAACGAACTTATGGCTTTTCGTAACGTCCCTTACGCCTTGTTTACCTAAATGCGACCATTCTCGGATCCCGTGCGCTCGGTTTTGAACACGTCCAGCGTTCTTACACGGCACTAATAGAGGGTTAAAGGTTTTAGGTCTGCCTTTAGAAAATACGAACATATATTCAAATGCCGGATTGTAACGCATATGCATGTGCAATGAACGAGGCGGAGGATTTTCTTTCGCATAAATCATCGTGTCATGCAGATTAAAACCTAACGATTTAAAATACAGTGCCTGCGAAAAAGATGTGCAGGTTTCGCTGCCGTCAATCGTTTGATCTGCAACAATCCACACTACTATTCCGCCTGGTTTCAAAACGTAAAACAGACCTTTAGCAACGGCTGGAAAATCAAACGTGTTTCCCATGCCTTTACGAATGTCGTCGTAAGGTGGGCTCGTTACGACCAAGTCAATAAACTCATTTGGCATGCGAGCCATTGTTATTAGGCAATCTTCGTTAAAGATTTTGTTGATCTCGGTTATCTTCTTAACTGCATATGTAGACAATGCAGGTGCTTTTTTTTCTACCTCAGAGGCAACCGGGTCAGCTGTGTTTACTTCAATACGAGACGTTTCTAGAAATCGTTTAATGCGTTCTGCGTCCCGGTCTGAAAACTTACCTTGTATGCCGGCTTCAATGCGTTTATTGGCAAAGGCACACCATTTCGGATCCGTTTCAAAACCTAGAAACTGGCGGCCTAGGAGCGTCGCAGCAAGGCCCGTGGTACCTGCGCCTGAGACGAGGTCAACTACCAGCTCTCCGGGGCGCGAGAACCACGTAACGAGATCTAACAACTGGTCTAAGGGTTTTTCTGCGCGGTGTTTTTCCTCCCCTCGCAAACATTTGTGCGAAAGGTGTGTTAAATTACCAGGTCCGGACCATTCTTTTCGGCCTTTTGCGTGTGCACAAATGAGCATCTCCGCTCCCTGTGGCGGACGATCTCCACTGAGTTGCGGCATAGACCAGCGAATCCAAGGGATGGTTCGAACGTAATCAACGCTTTTGAATTCGGCTAAAGCGTCTAGCCACGTTCCTACGCTTTCAATATCCGAATAAATCAACGTCCAGCGTTTCGTTTGTGCCGCTATAAACGCAATGTGACGGCGGAGCTCAGGGGAGAGGAACTCGAACCCCATTTCTCTATGACGAACGCCTCTAACAGGCGAACACGACGTTGCGTCTCTATGAACGCGTTCGGCATAGGGCGCATCGCAAATGAGCACATCCGGTCGCAAATCTTTAACAAGCCGACAATCAATTTGAAAAACGTGCATACGCCAATTCCTTTTAAACAACCGGGATTCGAACGTCGCTATCCGTGCCTAATGTTTCCACTGCGCTGTCAACGTCAAACGATTCGCCGTAGGTCCGGATCAATTTCTCGAGATCAATCTCGTAATAACTGACTCGATTGCGATGCGATCCCGGAAGGTACAGTCGTATTTCTTGTGTCTCGGAAACCGCAAAAAATCGACACGCGCGCCGAAACTCGGTTTGATCGACGTTCAAGCGCTCATTCAAATAAGAAGAAGCACGCCAGCTAACAAGAAGCTTCTGATCTTTGGTGCGCACAAGCCATGCTGTGCCGTCAAATTTGCGCGCGCCTGTGTATTGAGACTCAAGCTGCAACGGGTTCTCGAGATAGTTGATCAGCAGTTCTACAAACCACGGGTAACGCGCATGCGAGACACGATCGACAATGTCACTCGTTTCGCTTTTCACGACAAATCTTCCGCGCGGATCAACACGTCCTTCGGAGTGCACAAGATATTGGATGTATTCTGGTATTTTGAGCCTAAATTCATCAGTTGAGATCGGAAGCGCTTCTAAAAAATCAACTGCTTCCGTGCCAACTTTTATCGGTAAAAATCGTCGCGCGATTGCGTCTGCGTCATCTTGCGTAAAAGAGATCCGACCAGGTTTAAACAAATCAAAATTATTAGCGCTTACAATTAAACGGATATACCCGTGTAAATCAAAGTGAGCTTCGTATGGATCTCGAATGCGCCTTATTTTGGTCGTAATCAAACTGCGAAACCAAGCAAAATCAACTTTAGGCGGAAGGCCTTCGTCTGCATAAACGACAGGACTTTGCCTAAGAGGCCCTGAATAACGCTCAATATCTTCATAACGGACCAGTTGATTTTCCCAACACGCTGCGACACCGTGTGCGAGTAAGTTTTTACCTGCGCCTGATTTGCCGTACAAATATAAAGCAGGCGCAGGCTTATCAAGATGTGCAAGTCCTCGTAGCCACTGTATGACTTTGTCAAATCGCGGTCCTGCTAAAAGCTGTAACCACTCTTCTACGTCCAGATGTCTAACTGCAGGGACTTCACGTTTGCGCGCGGTAGCAAGTGAAAGCGTACGGGTTGAAATGTCAAAATCGTTTGTACGGCGATTATAATCCCCTACAATTTTATCAGCGACCCAGGACCATGCGTTACAGATCTTCTCAAGCTTGAGAAGATTGCCTTCTGCGTCCTGCATAAGTGCACCGTAATGGCGATGCAAAGCTAAGCGCACATCGTCTTTGCCATAGACGTCAATGAAGTCGCGGCTACGTGGATTGCGTAACCAGTAATGGCCATTTCTTTGAACGATGAGCGGGATACCTTCTACGACTCCGCTAACATCTGGATGTGTTTGTGATGTGCCTCTGCTAATAGTCGCATATGCATCAGAAGAAGGCGTAGAAGGGGGTGCAAGAAACAGGTTTCGAACCTGAGCTAACTCGCGTTCTTTTCTTTGGTGTTTGTGTTGCTGCGCTTGAATCTGTTTTGTGAACGTTTCAACCGTTTGATTGTCAGTAGTTTCAAGCGCTACTGCGAAACGTTCCGCAACCGCGCGCGCGTTCGCATGGGGAAACGCTTCAGCTATTTCTCCTGCGAGTTTATAAAGCGTGGGATGTCGATAATTTTCAGCTGCGAACGGCTCTCCTAAAAGCATTTTTCGCAGCGAACGACTTAGCTTTTGAAATTCTTGCGTGCTCGATTTGCTGAGCTTGGTAGCAAGTTTTCCTAAATCTTCGTCTGAAAGCAGCTCGCTTTGATCGAGGAGATCTTCGATCTCAAGCGGTATCGCGGTTGCTGCGGCGGTTAGCAAATCACGTGTCTGAAGTGTTTCGCCTTCCCATGTATCGAACCAACAACGTTGGCCTAGGACATTAGTTCCGGGCGGTACGTAGCCACGTGAAATGTCTTTAGTATTCTGGTCGCAGCCAAGCCCAATCAACGCTTGAACCTGGTACCAAATGCCTTCCCATTCTGTAGGCGTAGCTCTGTCTGAAAGCGGGAACGCTAGCCGAATACGGTGCATTCGCGTAACGTCCGGACCTTTAAGTCCATGATGATATGATGTGTACGCAAGCCCTCGGAAACGTCGCGCGTTTGCAAGGACTGCGACCATCTGTTCGTAGGTTAGATCGTCGTAATCAAGAAAGACGCCGTCAATCCACTGGACGTGGGCTTTACTCGCGCCGTTTTCGAATTTGGCAAACGAGACTAAGCCGAGGTCTGATTTGCGATAGACAGGCTCTCTCGCAGCGCTGTCACGAAACCAACCGACAACCGCTTCCCATGACACGTCTAGAGATTTCCAGGCGTGCGCGGCAGCGGTTGGGTCAACGTTTCGCGAAGCGAAATAGTAGTCCCTATGTGAGAACTGCATGCAAAACCTGTCAAGATATAGTTGCCAGTCTTACGCAATGGCCAGCGGAATTTTTTTTATTTGCATTTGTTGTTTTCTTGTTGCCATCTAATAAGCCTGAGGTAAGGCATGCCGTTGCGACCTAAGCTAACAAAACATTTAAGCCCTGTCTTTTCCGAGGATTGCGGGTTCGTCCGCTCTCAACCAGCTCGGGGTGAATCTAAGAAGGAAAACACAACGCAACACACTAGGAACCAGCGCAGAGCTAAATACTTGAAAATGCATACGTTGGTTTACGTATGATCCAAGACTCGCCAATAGTGGGATATTTGCCGAAAGAAGAATTCTCGGCTTCGCAAATATCTTTGGCACGCGGCTGTCTCGCGGCATGGGGATTTCGTAAATTATGGGGCTTACAAGCCCCCGCAACGCGGGCGCAAGCGTTTGGCGAAGAGGTACATAGAGAGCTACAAAAGTACGCGTTTAAACAGCCTATGGCGTTTGAACACGAGGCTGCGCAGCGCGCGCTCACAATGGTTCAATGGCTTCCGGATGTGGAAGCAGCTGCATTTATGCAAGCGGACGGATATCGAGCGCCTAATGAGCCTGAGACGTTGCGCCGGTCAATTCATTTAAATACTCGTTTACTGGTACCTGAACTTGAACCTGTGCGCTTTGTTGGTTACTCGGATTTAATCCTCGGATACGAAAATCTACCCCGTTGGAATTGGTATTTAACCGATTATAAAACCGGGTCCACGTTCAATTATATGCATACCCCGGCCTCGCTACGCGCGGACGTCCAAGGGAATTTATATTCTTTTGACGTAATGCAAAATGCGCGTGTTGATCGGATTTCAGGTCGTTGGATTTACGCGTTGTCAAAAGGCGCACGCGAGTCTCGATTTGTAGACTGGACTTTTATTCGAAACGACGTCGAAAATTTCACGCGTGAAATAATTCAAGAAGCTGATTTACTCAGGCAAATAATTAGGCTAAAAATCTCCCCTCACGATCTGCCAAAGAATACTGATTTCTGTTCCTCGTTTGGAGGCTGCCCATATCACCGAAGTGCAGGCGGACCGTGTGCAGCTCAGATTGACATTTCAAAAATCATTTTCGATACAGGAGAAAATAAAAACATGTCTGACGTAGCAGAATTGAAAAACCGATTAACTCAAATGGCAGCGGCTCAGCAAAATGGGCAATTTGGACTGCAGCCGCAACCGCAGCCGCAAAACGCATATCAACCGCCCCCGCCAAATCCTATCCCGCCTTTGCAGCAAGCGCAGCCACAGTCGTCGCAGCAGCCGCCGCAGCAATATCAGCAGCCACAGTACCCGCAATATCCACAGCAAGGTCAGCCGCAGCAATTGCCGCAATCGTATCCTCAGCAACAACCGCAGCCGCAGCAATATCAACAACCGCAATACCCAAATCCGGTGTTGTCTCCGGAAGCAGCGCAAGCGTACGCGCCTCCTGCGCCTTTGCCTATGCCCGCGCCGCTTCCGCAAATGCCGCCTCCTACAGGCAATTTCACGCCAGGGGTAGCTCAGTCTCTCAACACATTAGAGGCGCTCGCAAGGCAAGCTGTAGAGGCCGGAGAGCAGGAGCAATCGTCAATAGGTCTGGACGCCCCTAACGGCACTCCGAAACGAGGGAGAGGGCGTCCCGCAGGTTCGGTTTCGAAAAAGCGTAGCGAACCTGCGGCCGTAACCTCCCCAAGCCTCGGTTATGATCACACGGCAGAAAAGACGTCGTATTTTTTCGAACGGAACTGCGAGAAACGGGAATTTATTAAGGCGATAATGTTGCAACAATTGCAAGTTAATCCTGGTGCAAATCCAGATCAAATTATCGCGTGGGCAACTTCTATTTTTGAAAAAATCGAAGCTGCGACCCGATGATCGTTCTAAGCGAAAATGACGTTATGGTAGATGTCGAAACGCTAGGCACGGTCCCTGGCTGTGCTTTGCTTTCAATTGGTGCGTGTCGCGTGCTTACCTCATCTGATTTTTTCTATGCTGTATGTAGTGATCCTTTAGAATGCGGCTTGCGTGCAAATGATAGCGACACGCTGCGATGGTGGTTAGGGAAGAACGAGACTGCGAGACAAGAAATTCGTACCAATTTTTCTTTGCCAACTCAGGACGTCTTAACCAAGTTTTGGAAATGGTTACTCTGCAATTTTCCTAGTCGAAATGCGGAAGAAGTTTTTACAGAAAACGCACAAGTTGCGGAGAACAAACCGTTTCGAATTTGGGCTTACGGTGCGGATTTTGATCTGCCAATTTTGAGATTTGCATTTCATTATTTATTGCCAAATCTGAAATTTGAAAAGGAATTGTGGGGCTATCGCAAAGGACGGTGTCTGCGAACGTTATTTGACGAACGCGGGCGACCGAGTCTCGAACGTCCTGAGACGCGACATAATGCGCTTGTTGACGTACAATATCAGTCGCAGCTTTTAAGGCTGACGTGTGATCCTAAAATCGAAACAGAGGTGGAAAATGGCTGATCAAAATTACGCAACGGTCCTAGGGAATTTGCAGCAGCTACCACAGCACCAACTCGCATTGGTGGCAGAGTTGATCACAGATTTGACTAACAAAATGGAACCTAAGGACGCGCTCGAAAAAGCAAAACGGTCCGTAGAAACGACAGTCAAAGAAGGTCAAACGTCGGGCGAACGTCTCGCAAATGAAATGGCTCGTACGGGAGGTCATGCGTCACAACAACCGGGATCGCCCGCGGATGTAAATGTCTCTGCACGTCCTGAGGATAAAAACAAACGTTAACCATGTTGCAACCCGTAGGATGGTCCGAAGAATTTGAACGTATTTTCCGTTTGCCGCGAAGGCGCGTTCCTTCGTTTCATGACATGCAAACTCTCGCAGAAGAACTTACTTCTTCTGTAGTTACGGAAACGGGACGTCTTGCGGGTTGTAAACTCAAACCGATTCAAGCCTATGCTTTGTTAGAAGCATACAAGGCCAACGGACTTTTTGCAGCGATTACAACAGGTGGCGGTAAAACGCTTTTGACATGGCTCTTGCCAACGATTCTCGCAGCTAAACGTCCTTTGCTTTTAGTTCCTGCGAAACTAAAAAGAGAAAAAACAACAGCTGAATTTGGGGAATTAAGAAGGCATTGGATCGCGCCTTTTCGCCCATACCGAATTGAATCTTACTCGCAGCTGTCTAGGATCAACTCAGCTGATTTGTTGCTGAGGTATCGTCCTGATTTGATTGTGTGCGACGAAGTACACAAATTGCGAAATGAAGAAACGGCCGGTGTGCAGCGCGTAGGGCGTTATGTAAAAGCAGTTCGTCATGACGGTCAAAAGATTATGTTTGCCGCTTTGACGGCGACCATCTTGCGAAAGTCGCTCCGAGATTTTGCACATCTTCTTGATTGGGCCTTCGGAATTCGTTCTCCTGCGCCGCGTACCTGGCTTGCGCTTGACGAATGGTGCAACGCACTGGACGAAAATATTGACGTGTTCAAGCGTCGCGAAGTGGGTGTACTTTATAAATTTGTTTTACCTGACAGCGAAATCAATTCCGATCCGCTTGTGACAGCACGTCTTGCATTTCGTCGACGGCTCCGAGAGACAACCGGCGTCGTGTGTGCAGACGAATTGAGTTGCGATAAGAATTTACGAATTGATTTTTACAAGGCGCCGGACGATCCTTATCTAGACGAGGCTTTTAAAAAATTTAGAACCCTTGCGGAGACGCCTGACGGCTGGCCATTAAGCGATCCTCTTAGTATTTACCGTCACGCCTTTGAATTGTCCTGCGGCTTTTTTTATTACTGGGATCCCCGCCCCCCTAATGACTGGTTAGAGGCACGACGCGAATGGTGCGCGTTTGTTCGGGATAAAATTCGTAACAGCCGCCGTACACACAAGCCGCTAGATACGGAGCTTGCGGTCGCTCACGCGCATTCAGACGCGCGCGAATACGTAGCGTGGAAAACGATACGTCCAACATTTAAACCTCGTACAGTGGCGCGTTGGTTAAGCACGTCCGTTTTGACGTTTGCGGGTTGGTGGGAGGCGCATTCAAAACCGGGACTCATTTGGACTCGGCACCGCGAGTGCGGTTTCACTCTGCAAAAATTGCTCGGTATCAAATATTATGGCGCCGGAGGCTTAGACTTGGACGGCAGATCAATTGAATCCGCACCACGCGACCGGAGTGCGATCGTCTCGATTGAGAGCAATGGGGAAGGCCGAAACCTACAAGGCTGGTCGCGTAACCTCATTCTTTGCACACCACAGGCTGCAACAACGTGGCAGCAAACTCTTGGACGCACGCATCGCGAAGGACAAGAAGCCTCCGAAGTACGAGCCGACATTGCAATTTCATGTCGCGAAAATTTGTCCGCAATCGATGCGGCTGTCAAAGAAGCTCAATTTGTACAACAGACACAAGGTCAGCTTAACCCCCTCTTAATCGCACAATATTCCTTAATTCCAAACCTAGGTACTAGCCCACGTTACTGGCAAGGAGACTAAAAAAATGAATCAATATCCTCCGAATAATCCACCTCCTAATCCAATGTATCCCGGTGCCCCCCCTGTTCCGCAACAGCAGCAAGGTTTTCCGCAACAGCAGCAACAATACGCTCCCGCGCCTGGCACAGCTCCGGGACTTAGCGCGCTCATCCCTCCGAACGCACAGCCTCCTCAATACGGAATGCCGCCGCAACAGTACCCCACTGCGGCGTCCGTTCCTCAGTATGCACAAAGCCCTGGCTTCCCTACGATCAACGGGCAACCGCCTCAGCAAGCGTTCGGAAGTGCGAACTTTGATCCGGACGCGGTTGCTGCGTCTGCCATGGCCGGTAACCGATTCCCGTTTTTCGAACCTGGTCAATACATCCTGCGAATCGATCGCACTCTCGTTACCGCATTTAATCCGTCTTTTATCTCCGAATTCGAAATCGTCGCTTCGAATAACCCAAATGTAAAAGTCGGAGAAATGCGGACGTGGTGCCAAAAACTCGGATCCGATCCTAAATCAAAAGCAGTGTGGCCAGGAATTCTAAAGGCGTTTTTCGTTAACGCATTAGGCGCGCAAAATGAACAACAACTCGTTTCCATGGGGATCGATCAAACTAAGCTCGCACACGTCATGAAAGCGGGATCTGATCCTAACGCACAAGTCTCTACAATGTATCCACCTAACCCGCTTAAAGGACGTTTAGTGCAAGGCTTCGGCTCGCCTAAGACCATTGTCAATCGGCAAACGGGACAGCAAGAAGTGCGTACAAATATGACTTTTGCGCCCTACGTTGCGTGAGTAGCAATACGTAACGCATATGACGTCCCCTCTCGCCCTTTCGAAGTTGTTACGCACTTCGGAGGGGCGAGAGGGCGAGGGAAAATGAGAAACCGAACTGTTACGCAAATTAGTCAGGACATTGCCTTGGCTAACATAAAAAAAGCTAAACGTTTAGGTCAAGCGCAACACTCGAAAGCACAGCGTTACAATACGAGTAGACGAATAGAGATGCTTTTTTTACAGGGGCAAACGGTTCGGCAAATCAGTCTGCATACAGGTTACTCGGCTGCGAGAATTCGTAAATACTTAAATGGCAAGTTCTAAGGTTGTTGCGTGGGATGTAGAAACCTGGCGGATGCGTCCCGGGGTACATGCTCCGCCTGTAGTATGTATGTCGTTTGCGTTGATTGAAAACGGCGTGCTTACGTTCGCAGACGTTGTCGATAAGCATGCCGCCCCCCGGTATTTACAACACTGGCTCGAACAGCCAGACGTGTTGCTTACCAATGCAGAGATCGCATTTGATTTCGCTTGCATGGCAGCACGCGTACCGCTTGAACTAATTTTTGCAGCTTACGAAAATGATCGCGTTACGGACATTTTAACCCGTCAAAAATTACTTGATTTAGCTGCAGGGAAGTACCGCGGTTTTGTTGCGCAAGATGGCAGATGGGTTCAGTACTCATACGGGTTAGAGGGCGTTGCGAAAAGACATTGCGGGATCGATCTCCAAAAAGATGATCCGGATTCGCCGCGGTACTCTTATCAACAATGGGATCACATTCCTATTTCGCAATGGCCACAAGAAGCAATTCGTTATTCGCGTAACGACGCGATGGCCGCGGGATTTTCGTATCTGGGACAGGAGCAAATCCCACGCGACGTAGCTTGGAATTTCCCCGGAAGAGACCCGTTACGAGATCAGTTTCGTCAAGCGCGCGCGGGATTCTGTCTTAAGCTTTCGTCAATTCACGGCATACGCACAGACGCACAAGCGGTTGATCGTTTCGGTAAAATTGTCGCAGAAGAATACTTAAAAGTATGCCAGGAGCTCCGTGAAGACGGCCTTATGCGAATAGAGGTCAAACGCGAAACAGCTAAGCTCTTAGAATATATTCAACGCAAGAAGCTGGTTAGTCGTTTTTTGGTGAGAAAACCCGGTACGCCTCCGAAAATAAGTTTAAGCGCAGACGCATTGTTTAAGAGTGGAGATCCAACTCTCCAATTGTTAAGACATTGGCCAACTCTTAAGCTGCATTGTGTTGCTGAAGAAGAGGCTTACCAAACTTCGCAAAGTGATCAAAAAGAAAAAGTCCGAAAAAAATTTGCGTGGGTTTGGGAAGCAATCGCGGAACTTGAAAAAGCTGGCATTGCCAGTAAGAAATTCACGCGCAATACCAAGGCTGCACAAGCTCGAATGCTTATCGTATGCCGTGAATTGGGAAGGCAACCTAAGCTTACTAAGCAGCCAAAAGAACGGCACGGAAAACCAGGGAATCCGAGTTGGAAACCACAGGTTGCACTTGACGCAGATTCCTGCAGAGAAACCGGAGATCCGTTGCTCTGTCAGTATGCAGAAGCGTCAACACTGTCAAAAACCATTTCGACAGATTTAAAGATCCTTGCGCTCGGTTCCAAGTTTCCGATTCATACGCATTTTGAAACTATAGAAGCAACGGGACGCACAGGATCGAGCAGCCCAAATATTCAGAATATCCGACGCTTAAAAGGCATTCGAGAGTGTTTCATGCCGCGCCTTGGGCATGTGTTTATAAATCCTGATTATACGATGCTGGAATTGCACACGCTTGCGCAGCTTTGTCTTTGGTGGCTGGGTTACTCACGGTTAGCAGAAGCCTTAAACGCAAACCGAGATCCACACGTAATCATTGGCGCGCAGCTGTGCGGCATTTCTTATGAAAAAGGAATGCAGTTACATGCCGCAGAAGATCCGACCTTTGAGAATTTTCGCGATTGCGGAAAGGTTGGAAATTTTGGGCTACCTGGTGGGCTTAGTGTTGACACTTTCGTTTCATACGCTGCAAAATCTTATCGTTTAAAAATGTCTCGAGAGACAGGGGCATTTGTTAAGGATACTTGGTTTGGCACTTGGACTGAGATGCGAGATTTCATGAAGTTGATCCGCACGTTCGAACGCGGAAGCAAAAACTTTAACATAGAGCTTCCCTACTCAGGCTTGCTACGGGCCAAGGCAACCTATTGCTCTGCGTGTAACTTTGGGTTCCAAGCGTTGGGTGCGGTTGTCGCAAAACACGCCTACTGGCTGCTTACGCGCGAATGCTATGCGGTCCCCTCTTCTCCCTTGTATGGCGCACGCATTCCTAATTTCATTCATGATGAATTCTTGATCGAGGTTAGAGAAGAGCGCGCACGCGAAGCTGCGGTGCGAACAACTGCGCTAATGAATCAAGCGGGACGTGAAATCTTACCAGATTGCCCCGTCAAAACTAAAACAAAGCTAGTGCGGCGCTGGTCTAAAACTGCAAAACGCCTTGTAAACGAGAAGGGAGAGCTAGAGATATGGGATCTCGACAAATGTGCCT